CACACCGCTGAATTATCTGTTGGTTTTGGCAGAAAGGTTCGTAACCTTGTAGACAGTGATGATTATAAGGAAGTATTCCCCGATCTGGCATTACGGTCTGACTCAAAAGCAGCGGGTCGTTGGAGTACCAACAAGAACGGCGAATACTTCGCTATTGGTGTTGGTGGTGCTGTAACAGGTAAGGGTGCAGACCTACTGATTATCGATGACCCTCATTCAGAGCAAGAGGGTCAAAGCGCAGACCCGGGTGTATTTGACCGTGTATACGAATGGTATACCTCTGGTCCTCGACAGCGTTTACAGCCCGGCGGGTCTATCATCGTGGTAATGACCCGATGGCACAAAAGAGATTTAACAGGACAGATATTAAAATCATCCATCCAAAGAGTTGGCTCAGATGAATGGGAGGTTATCGAGTTCCCGGCATTAATGCCATCAGATGAACCCCTGTGGCCTGAGTTCTGGCCAAAAGAAGAATTGCTTGCATTAAGAAACGAACTACCATCCCCTAAATGGAATGCCCAGTATCAGCAGAACCCAACATCGGAAGAGGGCGCTCTGGTTAAACGGGAATGGTGGAAGGAATGGGAATCGGACAAACCCCCGACTTGTGAGTTTATTATCCAGTCATGGGACACCGCATTCCTTAAAACACAAAGAGCTGACTACTCTGCCTGTACAACATGGGGTGTATTTTATGCACCAGATGACACAGGCAACCTGCAGGCGAACATTATTCTTCTGGACGCACACAAAGAGCGGCTGGAGTTTCCAGAGCTTAAGAAGAAGGCCCATGAGTTCTGGTTAGACTGGCAGCCTGATGCGTTTATTGTTGAAGCCAAGGCAGCGGGTATGCCGTTGATCTTTGAGCTTAGAGCGATGGGTATCCCGGTGTCAGAGTACACCCCCTCTCGCGGCAACGACAAAATAGCCCGAGTTAATGCTGTTGCAGATCTATTTGCCTCTGGCAAGGTTTGGGCACCCAAGATGAGGTTTGCAGAAGAAGTTATTGAAGAGTTTGCATCTTTCCCTGCAGGAGAGCATGATGACTTGGTTGACTCATCAACCCAAGCGCTGCTACGGTTTAGACAAGGCGGATTCCTAAGACTGGATTCCGATGAAGAAGAAGAACCGTTTTACGGGCAAAAAGTAGAATATTACTGATGGCTTATCTGCAAAGTAACATACCGCATTTTAAATGCTGGGTTAGAAAAGAATACACCCACAACCACAGTAAGTATCATGGCGAGTTTATTCATGCTATTGCGGTTGCGGTAACAACAATGCCAACCCGGTGCCTAAGCTTTCAGGTAATATTTACTGGGGCAGAAACATACGACACCGATGAGCCAAACGTTCATGGCGGGGCAATGTGGGCGAGAATGCCAATCACAGCATTGGTTGCAGACACACCGCTTGATGAATGGCCAGACCCAATGCCTGTGTGGGCAGCCCAGCCTTGGGACTGTAGCTCATACAACCATGCGGTTTACAAGATTGACAGGGCAACACCATGCCCTTGGCTTGCCAAAATTGATGGCAAGTTCTACCCAGCAAAGTATTACTTCACCGTAGACTATGCAGAAAACGAAATAGCTGACGACCCAGCTCAACACAAGCAAAGCCACATCTTAGAGCTTCTTGATGCTGGCCCTTGGACAGGGAACATTGTTGCCCTTCCAAACAATCGAGTTAGGGTAACCCACCCGGCTTGGTTTGAGACCGGAGAGGGAGCGCCAGACTTCAGGCCATCCCAGCACATTCACTACAGCAAGTCAGACTTAGACTACACCCTAGATGTAAACCAAGTCTTTGATAATCTATATGCAGGAGATGGCAATGAAGATGAAGAGTAAAGGCTACATGGCCGGTGGCAAAACCAAGGGCTACAAGGCTGGCGGTAAAATGAAAATGGTAGAGAAGGACGGAAAACAAGTTCCATTCTTCGCGGCTGACGGCCAAGGTAAGATGGCCAAAGGCGGCAAGGTTCCAACAACCAAAGGCTACTTCCGTGGCGGCAAGGTAATGGGATCTAAGGGTATGGCCAAAGGCGGCAAAATGATGTCATCTAAAGGCATGGCTAAGGGTGGCAAGGTAATGAACACCAAAGGTATGGCAAAAGGCGGAGTTGTTAGAGGCTCTGGCGCAGCACGAAAGCAAAACTTTACTAGGAACGGATAATGGCTATTGACCGTCCCTTGCGGACAGAGATCCAAGACCAAGACGAATCAGCTTTAGAAATTGAAGTTGTTAACCCCGAGGCGGTTTCAATAGAGACCGAGGACGGCGGCGTTCTTATTGACTTTGGCGATAGCTTAGAGTCTGAGTTGTCTGAGGATCACAACGCAAACCTAGCAGATTTCATTGATGAAAAAGATCTAACAAGTATCTGTCTTGATTTGGTTAGCTCGTACCGAGCAGACAAAGAAAGCAGATCGGACTGGGAGCGGTCATATGTTAAAGGGCTAGATCTTCTTGGTTTAAAAAACGAAGACAGAACCCAGCCTTGGGATGGAGCTTGTGGTGTGTTTCACCCCCTGCTAACAGAATCTGTTATAAAGTTTCAGTCTCAATCAATTCAGGAAATCTTTCCTGCCAGAGGCCCGGTTAAAACGGCTATTGTTGGCAAGATTGATGAAAAGAAAACAAAGCAAGCAGAGCGAGTTCAAAACTACTTAAACTACTTGCTTACAGAAAAAATGACAGAGTATCGTTCAGAGACAGAAAAGATGCTCTTCTCTCTGCCATTGGCTGGTAGCGCTTTTAGAAAAGTGTATTTTGATCCCAGTTTGGGACGACCTTGTAGTATGTTTGTCCCAGCTGAAGACTTTGTTGTCAGCTACGGTGCATCGGATTTAACAACATGCGAGCGGGCAACGCATGTTATGAAGAAGAGCAGCAACGATATTCGTAAGCTTCAGGTGTCTGGGTTCTATCGAGACGTTGAATTACCTGCGGCATCTTCTAACACTGATGAGATTGAGCGCAAATACAACGAGCTAACGGGTGACTCGGCCAGTTATGACTATGACTCTCGGCACTCAATCCTTGAGATGCATGTTAATTTAGACTTGCCGGGCTTTGAAGACATGGAAGATGGAGAGCCTACTGGCATCAATCTTCCCTATGTGGTGGCTATAGATCAAAGTTCACGAACAATTCTATCGATTAGACGTAACTGGTATGAGGATGACCCGCTAAAAAACAAGCGAGAGCACTTCGTTCACTACCAGTACATGCCCGGATTAGGCTTTTATGGGTTCGGATTGATCCATATGATTGGTGGTTTGGCAAAATCAGCCACCTCATTGCTTCGACAGCTGGTGGATGCGGGCACATTATCCAACTTACCGGGCGGATTAAAGTCCAGAGGGCTTAGAATCAAGGGTGATGACACCCCAATCATGCCCGGAGAGTTCCGTGACGTTGATGTACCGGGTGGAGCCATCCGAGATAACATTGCATTCCTGCCATATAAAGAGCCAAGTAACGTTTTATACCAGTTAATGGGCGATATTGTAGAAGAAGGCCGCAGATTTGCCTCTGCAGCAGACGTAAAAGCGTCCGATATGAACGGCGAAGCGCCAGTTGGCACCACATTGGCCATATTAGAGCGGTCAATGAAGGTTATGAGCGCTGTTCAAGCCCGTTTACATGCCTCTATGCGGGTAGAATTACGCCTTTTGACCGGAATTGTACGGGATCATGGCCCAGAGGCCTACCCATATGAGGAAGATGGCGACCCAATAGTGGTTGAGGACTTCGATAATCGCATTGACATCATTCCTGTAAGCGATCCCAACGCTGGAACGATGGCACAGCGTATTATGCAGTACCAAGCGGCGCTACAACTGGCGGCACAAGCTCCAGAAATGTACGATTTACCGCTATTACACCGTCAAATGCTAGAAGTTCTTGGAATCCGGGACGCTGACGAAATAGTTCCAACAGATAAAGACATGAGACCTACCGATCCGGTTAGTGAGAACATGAATATCATTAACGGCAAGCCGGTTAAGGCGTTTATCTACCAAGATCATGAAGCTCACATCCAAACCCACATG